CAGCGGCAGGAATAAAACCAGCCATTGCGCCAGAGGTATCCGAGTCAATCGACAAAACCGAACCAATGAACTTGTCAGTGCCGTTCGTGCCGATCTTGACCGAAGAGGTCGCAATCGTCGCGTCCACCAAAATGGTGAAGGTCGCACTTTGATTGTTTTGAGTGTTGGGATCAGCGCCCGGGCCAGCCGCAGGGGCGTTTGCCGTAGTGTTGATTGCCGGAAGTGTGATGGTCAGATTGGAAGCAAGAGCGCCACCAACTTTGAGAATCTTGCCAGCGTGTGCTGCCACCGTCAGGGTGGTGCTGGAGGTCAGAGAGACCACATTGCCTGCGCCCTGCGAATAAAAGCCATTCAGCGAGCGAACCGGACCGTCAAAAGTAGAAATTGCCATGATCAACCTTTCGTGTTGTAGCACATCCTCTTACCGTCTCTACAAAGTCTGCTAGGTCAGTTCGGTAAGAGTGGGAACCTAGATGCCGGAATCATACTGCGTTTAAACAAAAAAGGGGAGGATTTTCGGTCCCCCCCTTTTTCATCAAGCGCCCGGGCTTCCGAAGATGCCCAGCGGATCGCTAAAGCCGAAGCTGTAACGCTCACGAGCCTTGTAGCGTACATTGCCCGTATCAAAGTCGCCGTCCATCGAGGTGTTCAGCGGGGTGCGGACAAAGTGCTTCAGACCGTTTGGAACATCCGTGGTCAGGAACCAAGCATTGTTGTCGGTCAAGAAGTGGTTCACGGTGTAACCACCCGGGATCGACCCATTGCTCTTCAGGGCGTTAATGTCGTTGTTGTTGGTAGAAACCCGGAGTTCCGTTTCCAACAGGCGAGTAGCTACGAACATCAAGCTCGGAGGAACAATCAGCTTGCGCGGTTTTGCCGCGATGAGCAGACCACGTTCATCGGTCCACGCTGCGATCTGGATAACGGCGGCTTCAAGCGAAGTCTCGTTCAGGTCGGCAGGCGTGGCAGGCTCGTTGGAGTTGGTTCCACCAGAGACCAAAGGATGCGAAGTCGAGAACAGCTCGACACCATCGCCACCCGTGTAGGAGGGCGAGAAGCCGTTGTTCAGCACATTAGCAGCCTTAACCTGCTTGGTAAAAGCCATTGCACGAGCCAGAGCCTTAGTGTAGCGAGACGACAGGGAGTCATAGAGGTTGTCCTCAATGGCTTCTTCAGTCAGGCTAAAACCAAGGGCAATGGTTTCGTGCTGGTAACGAGCAGTCCATGCCTCTTGAGCGTTGTCATAAGCGATGGCAGAGCCTTCGTTTTTGACCGGCGCAGCAGAGAAGCCAGACAGTTTGGTTTCCTCCTCAAAAGAACGCTCAGAGGTTTCGGTCTCGAAAATCTCTTTGTGTTCTTCCTTGTAGGTTTCATACTCCAAACCGAACAAGGCATTCAAGCCCGGGAGGAGTTCTTTGAGTAACTGGGCACGAGAAATAGCCATTTTTAAGCACCCCTTCCTTCAGCGTTTTCATACAGAGAAATGCCGAAGTTAAATCGGACAATCACTTCCGTATAAGAACCCGGGTAGCCAGCAATGGCAGTCTCGGGAACAACGTCCACCACACGAATCGGAAGAGTGGTCTCCGTATCAGTAGTGTTTAGGACAGCGTTTTTAGAATTGCCGTTGGTGGTACTGCCGGTGTTTTGAACCAGCGACACATTCTTGCCAACAGCGGCTTGGGTTAGGTTGCCAATGGTGGTGCCAGCGGAAACCACGGCGACTTTGTACAACTGATCAGGATCGTCTTGTACATAAGCCTGAATACCCGTTACATTCACAGCGCCGGGGTAGAACTGTTTAAACACCGGTTGCGAAGTATTGGGATCAATGTAGGTGCATCCAAGAAACACACCAATCGTGGTCGCAGTAGCCGTGGTCGTAACCTTGGTGATATTACCTGCGCTGTTCAGAGTGACAACATCACCAAAGAAAATGGCGGTGGTTTCATTCTGACCAATAGGCATTTCACGGGTCTGACCAGCGTATACCTGACCACCAAGCAGGTTCACAGGAACCATGCCATAGGGGGCATCAACGGTCGGATAAGCCATTACTTACTCCTTATGATCTGCTGCTTCTGCTCGTGGTCGATTTACGCTCACTAAACATAGGCATACGAGGATCGTTTTCCTTCATTAGATTGGCATCTACAGCCCTCGTCTGCGCGTCTGTTTGAGCACGGACCCATTCGTCACGCTGCTCAACAAACTCGGTTGGAGTTTTGGAGAGAACCAACCCACCAATCTCGACCAGTCCAGTGGACTTGCCGGGATATTGCAGTTCTGAATGATCTTCCCGTTTGACCGGAACCCATCCTTCATCCTGCTTGGACATCATGTTGCGATCATCCGCTTGTCCAAGGATCGATTTACGAACCCAGCGATACGAATAACCGTCTTCCTTGTTAGGTTTGGGCAGCAAAGAGGGCGGTGTCCAAGCCCTTTTCCTGATAACTTGTTCACGAGTTTCTTGATCTCGTGGGGTGCGATCAGCCATTTGTCATCTCCTTCGCCACTTGAGCGGCATACTTTTCCAAGGGAACTCCCAGCCGTTTTGCAATAGCAACTTGAGTTTTCGTCAACGTGACCTTTTGTGATCCCGGTGTACCCCTTGAAGCAGGAGCGACGACATTCGCGGCAGGCTTGTTAGACCTGAACTTTTGCGGGAATGAATCCCGAATGCGAGCATCCAATTGCTCGAAATAGGCGTCCGATCCGGCGACATATCCACTCTGGACGAGTTGATCGTGGATACCAAAGGCGGCACCTCGCATAACTGGGTCTTCATTGAACCATTGGTTCTTTGTTACCCACTGACGGGTCCGTTCGTCAGGAACAACTTGCGGTTGTTGTTTGGTTTCTACTGGAATTTCTTGTGGTTGTAAAGGGGCTTGATACCTGTGTTGGTAATTTTCAATTTCCCGCTTCCCAACCACCGCCTCCGAGAGCTTCTTTTGGGCGGCGATCATCTTCTCGGTATCGCCAGCCTCGTATGCCTCTTTGTAGTCGCGCTCTGCCTGAGACAGAATAGCGTCATGCTTTTCTTTGCTGGTTTCTACCAGCACCCGCTCGCCTTGAGAAAGGCGCTCTTGGAGCATCCGATTTTGCTCTGCTACCTGTTTGGCGTAGTTGAGAGCCTCTTGCTGCTCGCGCAAAAGACGCTCTTTTTCCCTGCGCTCCTCATGGTAGCCAGCGCGAAGCTGGCGAATGCGCTTCTGCACATTTTCAGAATACTGAGAAATCTCATCGTCATTGACCTCAATCTCTCCGCGAGATTCAGGTTTGCCACGATCTGACTCAGGCGTATCGTCCACAATTTCAATTTCTGGACCGCCTTCGATCTCAATCTCAAGATTTTGGTTATTTTCGGACATAAAAGCTCCTTATAGGCGGGTAAGCACCCGTGGATCGGCAATGACAGCCTCTACGGTGTCATCGTTGATAAGACGAAACTCTTGATCTCCCTGCGGGGTAGAAATCTTAAATCTCGTTCCGGAGTACGACCGCATGATGATGTAGTCGCCTTCCTTACACCAAGCCCCATCAGGAAATTTGTCAGGGTCTTGGTATGCCTGTGGACCCAGCTTGACAACCAAGCCCACGATAGACGCAGTTTCTTCCTTTTGCCGAGTAGATTCAGCAATAACGATCTGAGAATCCTTGAAAGTTTCTTCCTTTTTAGGAATGGCAATCAGGATTCGGTATCCCTTTGGTTCTGGCAGTTGCAAATTACTCATCTGGTAAGTCCTCAATGATTCTTATGAGACGCTGGAATGCTCGGATTTCCCCCACCGCCTCTCGGTAAGCAGGGTAGTCCTCAACAGCACTGAAAGAAATTCTCTCTTTCAGCGCCTGTTGTTCTTTTTTAAGCTCATCGAGGAGGTAGTCCTTTAGTGCCAATGTTTGCTCCTATTTTCAAGCCTTCAATTTGTTGCTTGACTTCCATTGCCTTGTTGGCGTCCATGACCTTTGCGCCAATGTTTGCCCCAGCAATGCGCTCTTGAGAGGCGATACGCTCGCGTTCGCGCTGATCTTTTGCGACAAGGTCTGCCTCTCGCAGCTTGACATCTGCTTCGTCTTTGGCTTTCTTCCGCAAAACTTCTGCTTCCCTAATCTCCAGTTCTTTTTGCTGCTGCTGTATCACTGGGTCTTGAGCGGCTTGCTGCGCTGCCTTTTGAGCCATCTCTGCCTGATCTTTTGCCAGCAGTTTGTCTGAGGCGGCGGCAACGGCGCGGGAGAGTTCGACCTCGATGTCCTCTGGCAATTGCTCGTCCGAAGGAGGCAGAGCAACACCCAGCATCTTTTCGATCTCCACGCGGTACTGGAATCCAACATGCTCGTTGATATGCGCCATCATGGCGGCTTGAATGAACTGTGCGCGGGGATTCTGACCCACGATCTGCTGAATCTTTGGATCTTGCATGGCGTTCATGTGGACCTTGATATGAGCCTCATGGTCCTGATACAGGAATGCCTTAACGGGCTTGCCAGCCATCACTGCCATGTTTTCTGAAACAGGGTTCATGGGCTTCTGATCGTCCTCAATCGGGATGATCTTGCCGACATTCTTGATACCCAGAACCTCCAGCATCTGGCGATGCAGTTGCGGCAGGTCATAAATCTGGGGAGCGCCCTGCGCCAGTTGAAGCGCGGCTTGATACTGGACTACCCGCTGCGCCATTGTGGAGGCGTTGGGGTCCGACACAGGGATGATGTCCACCATGTCGTAGTCGGTCTTCTTGGCTTTTTTTGGAGCGTCTACTTCGTAGGAATAGGTGTCTGGGGTGTAGTCCCTGACAATTGCCGAGATCAGCTTAAATTCATGCTTCATGGCAGCATGAACCCGAGCCTGCACCGCGCTCATGACCTTTAATGTCCGCTCAAGGATTGCCAAGGTCGTTCCTACCGGGGCTTGGTTGGACATATCGCCAACTTTCAAATCTGCCACGGAGGCGAATTTTCTGCCCTCTTCGACGATGGTGTTGAGGAGGTTGTACAGAGTTGCGCTTGGTTCTTTGTAGGGTAGAGGAACGACCGAGTCCTTGATGGTCATTCCGGTCACATCTACATCTCGCCACTCACCCGGCGAAATTGGGGTGTCATCCCCCTTGACCCGCAAATCTTTGGACTTGAAACCCCCGGGGAGATTGGACAGAGTGCCAGCGTCAACAAGTTGTCGAAGGATGGATGTCGCACTCTTTGCAAAACCACCGACGAGGTGAATCAAGCCAAAGCCGTAGAAGCCAAAACCCGGGATGTAGAGGTAGTGCGTGAAGTGCATCCGCTTCTGCCTCGTCTCATCATCCTCAAGGTAGTTACGCCGAATCGCCAGAATCTCGCCCGTCGAGGCGATAGTGATGACATACGGCAAAGCAATACCGTCCGGGTCTTCGTATCCCGGCAAATCGTAATCAATGTGAATCTCATACAAGAGGTAACGATCATCATCAACGATGTTGATCCCAGTCTCTTCGTCTTTTTTCTTCTCAATCTCAGTGGTTGTGCGCTGCGGTTCAGCCAGTTCAATGTCTTTGTAGAAGCCAGCCACCTGAAGTTTGCGTATCTGGTTATGCGTTTTACGCATACGATGCGCGATTCGCGGCGCAGAAAGCAGGTCAGATGCCCCGTAAGGCACAATGATGTCCTCGGCGGGGACAAACATGGCAACTTGCCTGTTTAAACTGGGATCAAAATAGACTTTTTTGAACGCCGATCCGGTGATGGGCAGGTTCCAGAGCAGCCTTTCATGCTCGCTGCGGTACTCAGCCATCACTTCGGTAAGTTCGTAGTTCATGTCGTCTTGAACACGAGACGCCGCCTCTTCTTTTTCCCGGCTGATTTTGCCGATGATTTTGGTTTTGACTGGACCGGAGGCGGGAAATGTCTCCAAAATGGTCTCGGATTGGAATTTGACGACCGATTCCGAGAGGATGGGGTGATAAACGCCACAAGCGCCGTCCCAAGGCTCTGTTCTTTCGTCAATCCGCAGCCCCAGAAGGTCCAATCCCTCTTTGTAGGTGCGCTCCCAGTCCTTGCGGGAGGTTAAATCATCCCTGATGAACTGCAAAAGATCAGAGGACAGCAGTTCAAGCTGTCCCTCGGACATCTTTTCTGCCAGATTTTCATCAAAAGAGGGAAGATTGATTTCAATTTCTACGATAGGCTCTTCACCGCCCTCTATCTCGATCTCAATTTCCACCTCGGGAGTGATCTCGGCTTCGATGCCAACCGGAAGGGCGTATAGTGACTTTTCCATAGCGGTCCTCAGTAATATGCCGTTTTACGGGGCATAAAAGAACTCTCAACTTCGTCCGACTCTAGTTTGATGAAGCCGCCTTGTCTGAAACGAAGCAATGCTTGGGTTGTTGAGTCCACCAAGTCATCGTGGTCGCCGTTTGGAAACGAGGCAAGCTCCTCCACCAGTTCATCAGCCCAACGAGTTTCGGGTCTCCAAACCATGCCAGACGCAAAAAGATCAGACACGGCGTTTACACGAGCTATCTTATCCGACCCTTTGCTCGGTGTGTACTCTGAAATTGGGATGCCCATCTTCCTCATCTCATAGATGAGGGGCGCTCCAGCCGCCTTTTTTTCCACAATCAGGGTGTCTGGGTTCCATTCTTTCCATAACTCAAAGGCGGTTTTCTTCAGTTCTGGGAACTCCATGCGCTCTTTGAAGGCGTCCAGAACAATGATGTTGGCAATCTCAGAGCCGTCTACATCCCTGTAGAAGACGCCCCATGTAGTGCAAGCTGAATAGTCTGCCCTGTTGTTTTTTTCAAAGGCTGTATCCCAGCTTTGGATGATGTAATCCACCTCGGGAGGGCGATCTTTTTCCCAAATTTTCCACATATCCCGCTTGATGATGGCTCCCTCTTCTGAGGTGGGGTTTTGTTGGTACTGCGCTTCCCACTTGCCCACAGGCAGTTCTGCCTTGATAGCCTCAAGCTCTTCCTGCTTCCAAAACTCGCCCCACAAGGGTTTACCGGAAGGCAGCAAAGCTGGCAATTCAATGATTTCCCAGTCTTCCAAGTCTTTTTTGACGGTTGTATTGAGAATTTGACCCGTTAAATCTCGCTTCGACCATCTTGTCATAACTATAACAAT